ATAACTCAGGAAACCCTGCGGCTGGAACAGGACAAGTAGCAACTATTCCTACTGTTGGGGCTATCGGGCCAGCCGTTTCTCCATATTCTAGTAGCGGTACGCTTTCTTTCAACTTTGGTCAACGTGCATTTGCCTACACAGCCCCCTCTGGCTTTAAGGCATTGTGTACAACTAATCTGCCTACGCCGACCATCGGTGCTACTAGCACTACACAGGCGAATGATTACTTTAATGCGGTGTTGTGGACTGGCAATGACACAGACAGAAGTATTACTGGTGTTGGGTTCCAACCTGACTTTACTTGGCTAAAAGTACGGAACACAACAGGTAACAATGTTTTATTTGACTCTGTTCGTGGTGCGCTAAAAGAACTTTATTCAAATACAACAGGGGCAGAATCAACAGAAACAAACGGATTAGATTACTGGGAGTCTGATGGCTTCCACATTAAAGCTTCTAGGTGGAACGCTTCACCAAACACCTATGTTGCATGGAACTGGAACGCTGGCGGCTCTAACGCTACCAACACCTCTGGCACTATAACCAGCACAGTCAGGGCGAATACGACTAGCGGGTTCTCGATTGCAACCTACACTGGCAACGGCTCTGGTGGCGCTACGGTGGGTCACGGGCTTGGAGTAAGTCCGGCGATGATTTTTATTAAGTCCAGAAGCAACTCAACAAACTGGATGGTTTGGCATCAAAATCTAACCGCCAACTACGCTTTTGAAGGACTAAATACAACCGGAGCAGAAGTCAACGGGGGTTCGCCTTCTAAATATGTTCGTTCAGTTTCTTCAACTCTTGTGACAATTGGTAACGACATATCTGTAAACCAAAGTGCTTCTTATACTTATGTTATGTACTGCTTCGCCGCAGTAGCGGGGTATAGCGCCTTTGGAAGTTACACAGGTAATGGTTCTACGGATGGGGTGTTTGTGTACACGGGCTTTCGCCCTAGGTATGTGATGACCAAACGTACTGACTCAACAAGCAATTGGGTTATACAAGACACGGCAAGAGACACATACAATGCAACAAATAATGCTTTGTTTGCAAACTTAAGTCTGGCAGATAACACAGGCCCGTGGTTTGACATACTTTCAAATGGATTCAAAGTAAGAAATAACGGAAGCGACACAAACGCAAGTAGTGGAACCTACATTTATATGGCCTTTGCCGAGGTGCCCATGAAATATAGTTTGGGACGCTGATGAGCGAAAGGGCTGAAATGATAGGCAAACAGTTTGGCAGACTAACACCAGTAGAGGTGATAGGAACCAAAAGGATTCACCTTGTCTATCGGTGTGTGTGCGAGTGTGGAAATGAAGTTGAAGTTTTAGGCAATTCACTTAGGTCAGGCAACACTAAGTCTTGCGGATGTATTCGTAGACCAAATCTTGTAGGAATGGAAAATGACCACGGCGTTGTTGTATCAAAGGTTCGTAATCAGATGTGGGAAATATCTTGTAAACATTGCGGAGAAACCCATGTTCAAAACCAGCGTGAGATAAGGCGCAATTCACATCCAATGTCTTGCTCGGCGTACAAACCGCCAAACAAAATGTTTGAAGATAAAAGAGACGGAAGTGTTCGTAGGCAATATGGAATTACGCTTGCCCAATATGATGAAATGTGTGCCGACCAAAATGGTAAGTGCGCTATTTGCGGGAACTCTGATGAGGTTGAGGGAAGAAGACTCGCCATTGACCATTGCCACGACAGCGGGAAAGTTCGTGGATTACTGTGTGGCAAATGTAATCGTGGTCTTGGTTTGTTTTATGACAACCAAGAACTACTTGGAAATGCAATATCTTATTTAACAAAGTACAGTTTAGCCCGATAGGAGTAACAAATGTTTCAACTCAATGGCAACCCAATCTCAATAGATTCTGAAGTAACAGTTAACGGTATCCGCTACCCACACCTGCGTGACCCTGCCCTGCGTGAGCAGTTAGGCGTGACTGAGGTAGCAGACGCACCTGACTATGACCAAAGATTCTGGTGGGGCGTAGGCAATCCTAAGCTCTTAAATGACCGTGAAGAAGTAGACCAAGATGGTAACCCCATGTATGTCAAAGTCTTGGGCGTGGTTGATGGTCAACCTGCGATGGTGGACTCAGCAGAGCGTCTGGTAACTAAGGGACTCAAGAGCCAATGGATTGCACAGGTTAAGCAGACTGCTGGCTCTATGCTTGCCCAGACCGATTGGTATGTATGGCGTAAGTTTGAGAGGAACATCGATGTGCCTGCTGCAGTGGCTACAAAGAGAGCCGCTATCGTTGCTGAGTGCGACAGGCTAGAGTCGGCGATTGCGGCTTGCACGACTGTCGAGGCTTTGATTGCGGTAGTTGGCAACCAAGGATGGCCTGCATAATGGCTACAATCGTAGAGGTCAAAGGCCAACTTGACACCCACGAAGCCGTTTGTGCTGAACGCTATCTTGGGATAAACGCAAGACTGAAACGCCTAGAGCAAATCCTGATTGGCTCTGCTGGGTTCATAATTGTTTTACTGCTAAGCCTAGTGCTTAAGTGACCACAGTAGCTGCAAAATTTTCTACGGGAGAAATCGCCGCAGATAGTATGGTTAGCGGCGACGATTCTTTCTACCTAGTTGAGAAGCTACGACGTGGCAAGGATTGCGTCTATGGTGCTTGCGGCGACTGGGATAAGATTCTAAAGTTTTATCAGGCAATGGAATCAGGTGGTGATTTAGATTCTGATATTGACGTGACCGTTCTTGAGCTCAGACATGATGGCATTTATATTTACGAAAGTACCATCATACCTGCCAGAATTAAGAACGACTTTTGGGCCATAGGTACTGGTGCTAACTTTGCAATAGCGGCAATGCATATGGGGGCATCTCCCCGTGAGGCGGTCGCTATTTCTTGTATGTATGACACAAGTTCCCATGAGCCCATCGACGAAGTTAAACTTACGGGGAAAAGTCGTGGCGCTAAAAAAAGTATCTGACGAAGAAATCATTAGTTCGATGAAAAGGTTTGGCAGTACGAAGATTGCTGCCGAGCACGTTGGTCTGTCTGTCCGGGCTCTAGCCCAACGCAAGGCCAAGATTCAAATGCAGTATGGCATCTCTCTACCAGCGTACTTAGCACCACAAGATAGCCAACGCAATACATTCATACCAGAGAACCGCAGGGTTATAGAACACAAGGTAGACAATGGCCATGTATTCATCGCCAGCGATTGCCATTACTGGCCAGAAGAATCAACCGTAGCCCACAAAGCATTTGTCAAATTGCTGACTGAGTTTAAGCCTAAGACTATTGTGCTTAATGGTGATGTCTTTGATGGGGCTAGGATTAGCCGCCATGCCGCTTTGATGAAGACTAACCCGCCAACACCAAAGCAGGAAATCGAAGCCTGCCAAGACCGGCTGCATGAGATTGCTAACGCATCTAAGAACGCTACTAAACTGTGGACGTATGGCAACCATGACGTGCGCCTCTTTAACTACATCGCCCAGAACGCACCGGAACTATCAGAGTTTAGCGATTTGTTTGCATACTTCCCGGGATGGCATACCGGATGGCGTATAGACATTAACGACTCTGTTGTTATCAAGCATCGCTATCATAACGGCGTGCATAGTACGTGGAACAATGCCTTGAAATCTGGGCGCAGTATTATCACCGGGCATCTACATCAGCTCAAAACGACCCCCTTTTCAGATTACGATGGCCGTCGCTGGGGGGTAGACGCCGGGACGCTGGCCGAACCATACGGGGATCAGTTTACCTACACCGAGATGAACCCAGTCAATTGGTGCTCTGGGTTTGTAGTGCTCACATTTGAGAACGGCAAGTTGCTTCCGCCAGAGTTGTGCGAAGTGCTTGATGGCGTTGCCTACTTCAGGGGCCAAAGGGTTTGACATGAGTGACTTAGTATCATCGGCTAAGGGCGCAGCGCAGAGCATCAAGAGTGCAATTGCTGCTGGCAAAGAGATTGAGTCGGTTGTTACTGACATTCAGAAGCTGGGCGTTGCCGAGCTTCAGGCTAAGCAACAGTTTCAAAAGAAGCAGCGTGTAGTCAAAGGTGATACCACAATCCTTACAGCCTTTGCGGAGTGGCGCAGATTGAAAGAGATTAAGGAAGCAGAGGACGACCTGTTCCAGCAGCTTGTCGAACGTTACGGCAAGGACAAAGCAGAGTACGAGTGGAAAGATATTCAGGCAATCAAAGAACGGCAGATGAAAGAAGTCAAGGATGGCCGTGACGAGATGGGCCGTGACCTAAAGAAGCTGCGAGAGCTCAAGGTCATGTGCTTCATAGCTTCCCTAATTATTGTTACAACTTATTACATTTTCAAAGGACACCTGTAATGCTATCTCTTATCTCTACCCTCGGCGGCTTACTTATCTCCGGCCTGCCTCGTGTCTTAGATTTTTTCCAAGATAAATCTGACAAAGAGCAAGAGTTAAAGCTAGCCCAGATTCAGACTGAGCGTGAGCTGGCCTTGGCAGAGCGTGGCTTTATTGCACAGCAAAAGGTAGAGGAAATCCGGACTGACCAGATTGCCATGCAGACTGAGGCACAGATGCAAAACGCAGCTCTCGACCATGACAAGAAGGTAATGGAGCGTGCGTCTACTTGGGTGGTCAACTACGTTGGCACGGTACGACCGACCGTGACCTATATCTTTGTGCTTGAGCTGGTGGCAATCAACGCATGGCTGGCTTGGAACATCTTTACCATGCCGCACCTAGTGGCTTCGGTAGGCGACGTTGAGAAGGTGGCCGAGCTTATCTTCTCAAGCGACGAGATGGCCATGCTGGGCGGCATCATTGGATTCTGGTTCGGCTCTAGGGGCTGGGCTAAGAAGTGAAGGTGAGTAAGGATGCAATCGAAAAAATCAAAAAAGACGAGGGAGTACGACTTCGTCCATACCGCTGTCCTGCTTTACTGTGGACTGTTGGTGTTGGTCATGTTATCGATCCTAATCACATAAGGGTAAAGCTAGATGAACGCAAAGGACTTAGTATCCCTGATGGGTGGGATAGAGTTTTGTCAATGGCTGAAGTCGATGACATACTTGCAAAAGACCTCGCTACGTTTGAGCGAGGCGTACTTAGACTTTGTCCAGAAGGACTTACCCAAGGCCGCTTCGATGCTCTGGTGTCCTTCAGCTTCAACGTCGGACTAGGTAATCTACAACGTTCTACTATCCGCATGAAGCATAACCGTGGTGACTTTGATGGCGCAGCCGAGGGCTTCATGGCATGGACAAAAGCCGGGGGCAAAGAGCTCCCCGGCCTTGTCAAACGCCGCAAGCATGAACGGGATTTATACCTGAGCTGATTCCCGCAGCGGTGCTAACCACTTGGCTACCTTGGTATTGAGAACCATTCTCATCTCTAAGGTTAGCTGTTCAATAACCTCAAGGTTGCATTGCTTTAGTTGGTCAATGCTATCCAGTCGTTTCTGAACCGGCGCCTTGCCTGCCTTGGCAATCTTCTCAATCATTCCCACGTAGGCTGACTCCCATGCGTCGTAGGTAGGATGGTCTGCCGCCTCTCCGTTGGGTAGGGTTAGTGTATATACAGTTCCTACTGGTATCTCGACTGCCTCGGCTACCTCATCCTTCTTGGCTTGCTGGACTGCGCTGGCCACGACGTTACTGATTGCGCTGCCGAACGCACCGGGTGGCTTTGGCAGTTCATCTAGCGGGTTGTTGACCTTGCGTGCCTCGGAGATTGTCTCAACCTCTGTCTCGTCTAGCATACCCAAGCCGACGTGAGCCAGCACCGAACGGCGGATAGCCTTGGTCGTACACTTGAGTACGGCGTTGGCCAGATGGTCGCCCTTCAACCCGCCAATGTTGACTGCGCCTTGGTTCTCGGACACCCTGCCATCGGAACCCGTTACCCTGCAAGACACAATGTAGATGTCGCCAACATTCTCACGGTGGGTTATCTGCGTTGATAGCTTATGCACGCTAGACAATTGCTGCGTCGCACTAGCGTTGGCATACAGGACTTGCTTGCCATTCAGGGTCAGTAAGTCGAATGGCTTGGCAGCCGGGTCAAGCCCTACCTGCTGGCAGCGATACAGGTAGTAGTCCTTCTTTTGCATGGGGCTCAAGCCAGACAAGTCGCCCTTGAGAACGATTGATTCTTGGATAGCAGGGTCTAGCACCTGCGGCTGTACGGTTACGTTGCTCATAGTTATTCCTTTACTGAGACAGAAGATTGACGGATAGAGTAGGCATCACGTGCCGGGATAACCCTTTGCTCTTGGGCTTTGTAGTGGCGCATTGGCCACGACACCTTATACGAACCAGCCACGGCTTTTGATTTACCCTGCATGAGAGCCATCAGTTTTGTCTGACGGTTCTCAATGATTTCCTCTTTTTCCTTGATAATTTTTTTGGCTTCTACAACCTCGGCAGCCCAAGTCACCGCCTCGTTTTGCAGCACGACTGGCTCATCCCCATCGTCTGCTACTGGCCAGCACTTAGCTGCATCGTCGGTGTGCTGTGGCTCATACCAAAGGATTTCGTTGGTCTTTTTCCAATGGTCAACCCGACGCTGGAAGTCATGGCATAGATGCTCAATGAACAGTAGGCTTTCTTGGTGCGGCTCAAACAAGAATAGCCGCATGGCAATCCCTTGATAGAGTACCGCTACACACCCCCACTTGGCATCAAGGATAGACATCTGGCCTTGGAGCTGTAACGGCCCACGATACAGGGGCAGCGTATCTTCTGGGCTACAACCAGCTACCTTGGCTTCCATTACCCCGACGCCATCGAGCTTGATCTCCCCCTTGCCTGACACCACAAAGATACCGTTGGCTGGGTCATGCTTGATAAAGTGACCCGTACCCATTGCGTTACCATCTAGGCTACCGCATAGCTGCCAAGAGGAATGGAAGTATGGCTTGGGGTGGTCTAGGTTTAACTTCTCTATGCCCAGCCGCAGCGCAGCTTCCCGTAGCACTATCTGCTCAAGCCGGTTCCCCCAGTCGGCAGCCTCGGACTCAAATGGCTCCGGCTCTACCAACTGCAAGGCGTCGATGGTCTTGCGTAGCTCGTCGTTTGGCGTTGAATACCTAGACCTACCCGCAACGGCAGCCAGTCTGCTGCACGACAGCATAGTATCAGGCGTTACCTTCCCGTATCCCTTCATTTCTTTTCCCCTTTCTGTGATGGTGGAACCCATCCGTGTTGTTTGAATGTACGTACAACGTCTGTACGCTCAACTAGAACGTACGGTTTACCAGTCAACAGGCTCATCTGCTGAGCCACGTTGCTAGGCGGCTTGCTTTTGACTAGCTTCAGGTTTGTCATTTCTTACCCTTTTTAATAAACGTGAGACTTGCATATCCGACCAGTTCTTACACCCCCGGGGCGTCAGAATCCCCCTTGCTTCTAGCCCACGACCTACGCCGTTGAGCGACTTGATGCCCTGTGCCTCAAGGTCTTTGACTACGACGCCAATCTTCTTGGCGTAGTCAGAAGCCCTACGAGCTAACGTCTGCCTGCCCTTGCCTGCCGAATCTGCCAGACGTGGGTTGCCAAGTTTTACCCCTCGGGCCTTGGCTGCGGCTAACGCCTCCTTTGTTCTGATTGAAATTTTTTCCCGTTCTTCTTGGGCAATGACTGCCCGTATGTTGTACTCAAGGGTGCTGTGGTTTTGCATATCGGCAATGATTATTTTGATGCCCATCTTGCGAACCCGTAGCAAGAACTCTGCGTCCCTTGATAGCCGGTCTAGCTTGGCCACGGCAAGCGGTAGCTTGTGGCGCTGAGCGTAGTTGATTGCTTGGGCCAGCTCTGGGCGCTCATCGTCTGCGCCAGACTCAACCTCAACGAATGAGTACAGTACCATCGTATCTGGGATATTCTTGATGGCTTGCATCTGCGCCTCTAGCCCTAGTCCGCTGCGGCCTTGGCGCTCTGTGGATACACGGTAATACGCAACTATCTTCTGCATGACTTAATCTCCTGAAACGGTAGTTAAGATTTATCGAGAGCTCAATGTACCACAACTGTATTGCTCAATGCAATCTCGATGATATAATGGATTACCCTTATAGGAGATGGTATGCAACCGCTGCGAAAGTACAACACATTCATAGTCCGGCTTCGACCGTACACCCGAGAGCTGCTAGACCGGGCCGCCGAAGACCAACGCCGCAGTCGGGCCAGCCTTGTAGATGAGGCCATCATAGCCTTCTTACAGCCCCGCTATTCGGATGTTACAACCCGGCTGGACAAACTGCTGGGGCCGAAGTGAAAGGCCGTGGAAGGCGTCAAAAGGGCGCCCGTGGGGAGAACGAACTAGCCCAGCTACTAACTGACCAGCTTGGCTTTGTGGTCAAGCGCAAGCTAGGGCAGGCCCGGGATGGTGGGGATGACATACAGGTAGGCAAGTATAAGATTGAAGTTAAGAGACATGAGCGCCTATCGGTGATGGACTGGGTGCGTCAGGTAGAGGCAACCTGCGGGTTAGGGGAAGTACCTATTGTGGTATTCCGCCAGAACGGTCAACCTTGGCGTGCGGTTGTACCGCTAGATACTTTGGTGTTTGCAATTAGGGAATCAATAGATGTCAATAACGAACAAAAATCTCAAGAGCATGACTCAGGTAGTGGAGTCGATAACGGGCAAGCGGTGGTGTAGCAATTGTCAGCACAGCCAAGTGGCGAAGGGGGGTGTATGGAAGGTGACAAACAACAACCAGAGGCAAAGGTGGATATGCCAGTTGTGTGTAACAAAAAAACAAGGCATTGTGTAGAGTGTTACCACAGCTCTGGGCCTTACACGTTTTTGTGGTGCGGGTTTTACGACAAGCCAACATCGGGTAAGACTTGTGATTCATTCCAACGATATGCAATCAAACTCCCCAAGTGGGAATAAGGAGAATAGAGATGAAAGACTGGTCTGTTTTGCGTGCAATCAAATCCATACTGGGGCTAGACTCATCACCACGGAAGATGGCCGAACCCTTGGCAATTATTCCGCAGAGTATTTCCTCTACGGCGAAGCCTGTTGGGTCTTCAAAAAGAAGAAGACCAAGAACACTAGGCGCCAGTACCTCGAGCAAATCAGGGAAATCCGTGGGCAAGAAGCCTACCTCAAGCTCCACGAAGAAATGATGCGGATATGGACTGCTCGAAATGCGAAGCTCCAACAGAAGCAGGAATCACAAAAGTAATCAAAACTACCCCGCTACTTGTCTCGACCTATCGGATATGCACTAAGTGCGGGTTTACATTTTGGGCTTACGAATTAAAAGAAGGGGAAGACGATGAAGGCAAAGCTGATATTCAACCTACCAGATGACCAGTATGAGTACGATTGTGCGGTGCAGGGGGTGAAGTTTAAGCACGCACTTGAGGCGCTATCTAGTGCCTTTAGGAATGAGATGAAGTACACCGGAACCCATGATGCAGAGCACTTCATGGATATATTCTGGGAGACTCTGAACGACCACGACGTAAGGTTACACCATGACAGACCGTGAACTAATAGAACAATGGCTTAGACCGGGAGCGATTATTCCTGTCAACAACAATGCCATTCGTGTCCTTTTAGAAGCCCTGCGTGACCGACTAGCGCAGCCTGAATGGGTTGGGCTGACGGATGATGAAATCTATGACTATGCAGACAAGTTTCTTTATCAGCATGGCAGTAATTTTGGAATCAAGTCATTTGGTAAAGCCATAGAAGCCAAACTAAAGGAGAAGAACACATGATTGACATTGTGGTTGGCTTTGACCAGCGGGAAGCGGTGGCCTACCATACGTTTTGCCAGTCGGTGATCGACAATTGCAGCGAACCGGTGCGATTCACCCCGTTGGTGGCCAATAATGTAGAACGGAAAGGAGGGTCAAATGACTTCATCTATTCAAGGTTTCTCGTACCGCATCTCATGGGCTACCGTGGTTGGGCCATCTTCGCAGACGGGGACATGGTCTGCCGTGAAGATATTGCCCGACTCTGGGAAATGCGTGACGATAGATACGCAGTCCAAGTCGTCCAACACGACTACCAGACCAAGCACCCCCGCAAGTATCTTGGAAATAAGAACGAGAATTACCCCAGAAAAAACTGGTCAAGCCTGATTCTTTGGAACTGCGCCCATATTGCTAACCGCTGCTTGGACAAGCAGACCATTGATGCGGTAGAGGGTTCGTTCCTGCATCGGTTTGGCTGGCTTAACGAGTCTGAGATTGGCGAGTTGCCGCTTACTTGGAACTGGCTGGCAATGGAGTACCCGGGCAATGACAACGCCCAGATTGTGCATTACACCATTGGCACACCTTGCTTTGGAGCATATCAAAATTGCGATATGTCTGAGTATTGGTGGCTGTCTTACAAACGAATGAATCAGGGGGTGGACGATTGAATAATGGAATGATAGCGGCTCATCTGTACGCACAAAGCGCAGCGTGGTTCTTACTATGTATGCTTGGCGTTATTATCATTGCGGGGTGGCTCGAATGGCGTCGTGGCTGATAGGAATCATAGGAATTATCTATATTGTGGTGGCCATTGACCTTTACCGTTCGGGAAAGTCGTATCTTGCGCTGATGTTCTTGGGCTACGCTGTGGCTCAGGTGGGCATATGGCTGGAATCTGGCAAGTGAGCTACAAGCAGTTTGACCAGCAGCTCCACGACGAGAACGATCCGCCAGCACGTAAGGCTGTATCTGACTTCATAACCCGGGCGTGGGGGCTTGGCGCTGAGGAAGGCGGCAAGTACGACGTGGACTTATTCGTGTTGGACAGCACGAAGATGTACAAGGGTGCGGTTGAGATTGAGCGTAGGCACAACTGGGTGGATAAGTTCCCATTCAAGACCGTACACGTACCTCATCGCAAGGCTAAGTTTTTTGGGTTCTTTCCCACGATACTCTTTGTGCTGCGTAGCGACATGAAGCAGGGTATGTGGGCACATGGCAGCGTGATTGTGGAATCCCCTGTCGTGAGGGTGGATAACAAATATGTTAATGATGAGCCCTTCTTTGACGTACCGCTAAGCAGATGGACTCGGGTAAATCTCTAAAAACTGGGATTTGAAAACCAATTTGGATTTTGCGGCTAGCGGTGCAGGCCCATAGCGACCCGTGAGATCCCCGTGTAAGTGCTTACTTACCCAACCGGCGAACGAATGAAGCGAACCCGCCGAGCAAGCCGAGCAAGAATAAGCACGCCCAAGCCGGAACGATTAGAACGGCGATAGCGGCCTTGTAAAGTATCGGGTAAGGGGTAGATATACCCTTTTTAGTTGTCGTCATGTGGGCCATTCTATGCGGTTTTCTTTGTGTGTGCGCTTACTAACCTAATCAACTCAAAAAAACCCCGAGGGATTAGCTCGGGGCTTATTTCAGGGGACTAGGCGACAACCCATATATCGGCGGCCTTAACTATCCAATTCACGACGGGATTCCCCACGGGCTTAATTGTGAATGATTCCAGCTCGGGATTCTCCGCCCAATTGTGATTGAGTATCTCGCACAATGTCGGCGGCCAAGTTGGATCATCTAGCAAGTAACAGTAACTCATATTTTCCCCTTATTCCTCAGTTATTCCGGCGCACCTGATTGCCATTCCCGAAAGAAAATCGGGAGCCGAGTCTTGCCCAATCTCGTAGGCAATTGGAGAGCCGTCTATTGTCAGGGCGGCGTATTTTTCAATCCTGCCTGAATCTACGCCATGTCCCAGCGTTTCGTCTAGGTCTTCCAGCGATTCACATTCGACATAAAGTAAAACTCTCATTATTTAACCCCTTAAATGATGATTATTTTATCGAGCATTTTGGAGCCGAAACGCTGGGCTATTTTGTTTTCCAATGCCTTGCTCAATGCCGCTTTTCTTTCTTGTGGCGTTTGTTTTGGTTGTTCTTGTTTTGGCTGTTGTTTCTTTGTTTCCTGATTCATAGTAAAACCCCTTTTATAGTTGGAATGACGGGAAACCCCCGCCCCGTTATCCCCTGCAAGCAAGGGATAAAAGGCCGGAGATTTTAAGCTCTTTCCTCTTGTTCGATATGGCTAGCAATTTCGTTCCAATTTACATAGGACAAAAACGCCAGCGCATAATCTAATGCAATTCCCTCGGCTTGTTCCTCAACTACTGACTCGACATAATCCCTACATTCTTGAGCCGTTTTATAGTATTCGCTGGCTCCGTCGTCGAAAAATTCAAGGTTAACCCGCCAAGTAGCGTAGTTAGTCCAACCGTTGCAAGTTTTATCCATTTTTAACCCCTTATTTGATTGACCATGGCCGCATGATGAGAACGACGGCGGCTAACCCAGCGAGTAGAGCGAGAATATCTAGCATAGTGAACCCCTTTATAGTGATTAGGAATCCGTAAGATACATAACAATCGTAAAGGGTTCAACTTGATACACCTAGGGAAAACCCGTATCTTGACTAGATATGTCGGGATTTAATCTACCCAAGAAGCCCAAGTTAAAGCTCAGGGAACCGCCGCCGCCCAGCCGGTTCGCCGTGGTTCCGTCGAGAGCTATCGGGGATGAGAGACTGACTAATCGACAATTCAGGGTTCTAGCGGCCTTGTCGAGCTTTGCGAACCGTGGGGGATTCTTATGGGCGGGACAGCAAGCTATCGGCGCAAAGCTGGGGATAACTAAGCAAGCGGCCAGCTTGCATATTAAGAAGCTCAGGGAAAAGGGATATGTCGAGCGAGTATCGGGCGGGATATGGGGACAGCGAGGCGATACGAACCGAATCATATATGACCAAGCGATAACGGCAAGCGAGGCGCTGGCGCTCGCTAGCTCGGATGACATCCCGCCAGCTATTGAACATAAGAGGAACCTAGATATGGCAAGAGGAAAGAGGAAAGCTATCGATAAAAGCAAGCCGATAGAGGAAACGAATCAAGAGAAAACGGTTGATATAACTACACGGGAACCGTTTGAGGCGTACTCTCAGGAGATGGGGGTAGAGCTGCGCAAGAGCGAGGCCGACCTACTCGGCGACCAGCTCATCGCCTCGATTGATTGGGCGACCCATGCCGATACATTCTCTGCGTTCGTGCGAACCCTGCGCCCGTCGAGCTACACAAAGGCCGTGAGGGCTTATCTACAAGCCCTATAGGGGCCGTGCTATACAAGGGCAACCGAGCGTTAGCGAGTGGGGGGGTGTACTTTATATGTCGCCACGGGGGGAACCCACCCCTTGCCCCCCGCCCATGCGTCATACTGCGTGGGGGCTACACACAAATTTTTGCTGAGATTTTCCTACTAGCGGTATAACCATCTGACGATAGAACACCTCACCCGTGTAGAAACAGGTAGAAAGCCTTATGGCTTGTGGGTTCTCGTTTATCTAGGCTACTGTTACGTTCAAGCGTCTGGCCCCGATTCTCTAGCGTTCCGGCATCCACCTGCGTCGAGAAAGAAGTACCACCTGATTAGCCACGTTTATCCGGGTCTGTCACCCACAACATTCCCGAGGGCTGGGTTAATGGCCCCGTGAAAACAGATTAAACCTTTTCTACCCTACTTGCAAGTCTATTTCATGGTGATATACTTTTAACCGTTGGCTCTCACCGGGAAAGTAGCCCAATAGATTCTAGGACAGTACCTAGAATCAATCCTAGGAATTGGGGTGCTTGGGAGCCAACACCTTAAACGGGGGGAAAATGACAGTAGAGGATTTGTTGCATGGCTTTGTGTTACAGCTACTCAGACGTGGGTTTACCACGGAACAAGTAGCCGAGGCTCTAGCCTCACAGAAGGTGAAGATGATGCAGGCTGACGAGTACCTGCAAGCTGTTAAAGAATCAAAACTACAACCATAAGGGGTGAACATGGATAAGTACGTACCTAAGCCGGGTTATGGCTCGGTGTTTAAGAACGACAAAAAGACGGAAGACTGGCACGGAGATTTTAAGGGCAAGGTCGTGCTGCCAGACGGTAACGAGCACTACGTAGACATCTACAACGCTAATACCAAGGATGGCCAGCCATACTTCAAGATGAAGATTGGCAAGCCCGTGGCGAACAAAGCTGGGGAATACTCAGCCGCACACAAGCCATTTCCTGCCAAACAAAAAGCACAACCATCCGGGTTTGACGACGTAGACTCAGACGTACCGTTCTAATGACCGCCGCCAAAGGGCAGACACAAATGCCCAACCTCAAGAACTGGGGTGGGGTACGTTCCGTACAAAAAAGGCTTACTCGCTCCAATACCCTGTACGCCAACCAGGAAGCTATTGCCTACTCGCTTTTGTCAATGGCCAACACCAAGATTACGGACATCATGGAATGGGACGAAGCTGGCAACGTACGGGTAAAGGCTTCGTCTAAGATACCCGAGCACGCCCTAAACGCCATTAAAAAGGTTTCGGTTAAAACCGATAAGGATGGCAACTCGGTATTGGATATTGAGCTCTACGACAAGGTGGGCGTGCTGCGATTACTGGCCAAAGCTGCCGGGATGCTAGAGCCAGAACAATCCGAGTCTGACAGGCCAAGCGTTATTGGCATTAACGTTAAGGCCCCAGACATGATAGACGTAACTGAGGAACCAATTGAGCAACCAGAAAGAGCGCAGCCAGAAGGCGCTTAACGGAGCTGGGCTAGACCTAGACTTCTCTACCAGCCCAGTCGTCTACAACTTCCTGCAAAGCAATGCTTTTGTACGTGGATTGATGGGGCCGGTTGGCTCTGGCAAGAGCTATGCGTGCGCTGCTGAGATAATGTTGCGTGCCGTTAGGCAAAAGCCTTCCCCTATCGATGGCATCCGATATAGCCGTTGGGTTATTGTACGAAACTCTTACCCAGAACTCAAAACGACCACAATCAAGACGTGGCAAGACTTATTCCCAGAGAACACCTTTGGGCCAATGCTCTATACTCCACCGATTACCCACCATATCCGCTTGCCTTCCCGGGGCGATGCGGCGGGTATTGACTGCGAAGTTATATTTCTAGCACTTGACCAACCCAAAGACGTGCGAAAGTTGTTGTCCTTAGAGCTTACCGGCGCTTGGGTCAACGAGGCCCGAGAGCTGCCAAAAGCAGTTATCGATGGCCTCACCCACCGGGTCGGTCGATACCCAACAAAAAGGGATGGTGGCGCTAGCTGGCACGGTATCTGGATGGATACAAACCCAATGGACGATGACCATTGGTGGCATAGGCTATCCGAGAAAGAAAAGATGACCGGAGCGTACGCTTGGAAGTTTTATAAGCAACCCGGCGGTGTAGTCGAAGTAGACCCTAAAGACCTACCAGATAACCCAGAAGCCAATGACCATTTGTTTTCTGCCGGACGCTGGTGGAAGCTAAACACCAAAGCCGAAAACGTACGTAACCTACCGGCTGGCTACTACCAACAGATGCTATTAGGTAAGAACCTAGACTGGATTCGGTGTTACGCCGAGGGCAAGTACACCTACGTTCAAGAGGGTAGACCAGTCTGGCCAGAGTACGATGACCTACTAATGACATCTGACTTGGAGCACGACCCAACCATTCCAATCCAAGTAGGGCTAGACTTTGGTTTGACGCCTGCTGCCGTTATCGGACAACGTACGCAAAGTGGTACGTGGCACGTACTCCATGAGATTGTCACCTTTGATATGGGGCTTGAGCGATTTGGTCAGCAGCTATTGGCTGAGCTCAATGCCCGTTATCCAAAAGCCGAAGTGATGGTCTGGGGCGACCCGGCTGGTATGGCTAGGGACGCCATATATGAAGTAACCGCCTTTGACTATCTGAGAACCTTGGGGCTTCGTGCTCAGCCTACGCCAAGTAACGACTTCAAGGTTAGACGAGAAGCGTCTGCCGCCCCGATGCAGCGGCTTGTAGCTGGCAAGCCCGGGCTGCTAGTCAATAGGAACTGTAAGCTACTTCGGAAGTCTTTGGCTGGTGGCTACCACTTTAAGCGGATAGCCGTTGGAGCAGGACAAGAAAGATTCAGAGATACGCCAAACAAGAACGAACACTCTCACGTTGGCGACGCCTTTGGCTACCTACTGCTTGGTGGCGGGGAGCACAAAAGGATGACCAAATCAAACTCTGGCCAGTCACGTACATTTACCGCACAAACCGTAGTCAATACAGAATTCGATGTCTTTGGACATTCTTAGCCTAAACTCGGAAATAAAGAACAGAAACGGGATTTTGCTGATGCCATACTCCCCGCTTCATGCGATGGAGATTCAGGTATCCAACCCAGAGGTTCTAGGTTCAGGCCAATCCGCCGCCGAGCACATGAACTGCCAAGCAGCACTTGGGCCAGCCATAACAGCGGTGGTCAATAATTCACCACTAGCCGTGTTTGGGTTTATACACTATTGGAGTGGCATGGCTGAGTTTTGGTCTATGTTCGATGACAGGATGCGACGCTATCCAAAGTCAATGACTCACATAGCACGACAGTTTCTGTATATCGCTGAGAGATCAGAAGTATTGCACCGGTTACAAATCACAGTAAAATCTGATGACATTAGGGCGTATCGGTGGGCTAAAGCGTTAGGTTTTGAGGAAGAAGGTCTAATGCGGAAGTTTTTGCCGGACGGTTCGGATTCATACATGATGGCAAGGATTAGAGATGAGTGGACTATTTAAAAAGCCAGATACCAGCGGAGCTGAACGCCAGCTTGAGGAAACCCGCAAGCAGACCGCAATGGAGCGTCAGCGAGCTGAGGAAGAAAAGCGAGACATGATGGAAACCGAAGCCGCACGTCGCAGGTCACGGATGCGTGGCGGTTCACGTATGTTGCTATCAGAGGCACGTGTTGCCCCTGAGACTGGTATTCAAACATTGGGCGCATCAAGCGCAGAAAGGACTGCTTAATTATGGGCGCAATAACCAGACTTATTCAAAAACCCGAGGTAAAAGAAAAATTTGCCGAAGTAAAAGCACAAACAGAAATAAAACCAGTTGCCTCTGTTGTTAATGAAGAACGTGCTGCTCGTCGCCGTGCTCGCCGTGGCGGTAGAGCCTTGTTATCCGAGGCAAGATTGTCACCTGAGTCTGGAATGGCCGGTCAAACATTAGGCTCAGGCCCATCAGTCTAAGGAGCGACCATGCCAGATAAAGACAAGATGCAAAAGAAAGTTGCAATGGTTATGCGTGAATACTCCAAAGGCAAGTTGAAGTCTGGCTCTGGCCAAAAGGTCAAAAGCGAGCAACAGGCTAAAGCTATTGCCATGAGCGAAGGCCGAAAGGCAGCGGGGTACAAATGAAACCGGGACTCTACGCTAACATCCACAAAAAGCGTGAGCGCATAGCTGAAGGCTCCGGCGAGAAGATGCGTAAACCCGGCTCTCCCGGAGCACCTACCGATGCAGCATTTAAGAAAGCGGCTAAAACCGCAATGAAGAATAAGAAGTAATGGCAACTCAGTACGTCAACAGGGAGTCGATGAACACGAAGTCACGTCATGTGACTCCGACGTACATGGACAAAGACGAAGGCCAAAGAGTAGTTGGTTCGTCCGACCCGTTGCCTACGGTAGACGTAAACCATCTCCGTCTACACGAGGGGCGTGCATATTACGTGTATAAGCTATACCCGTACTCGGCAGGTCTTGGGGCTGGGTCTAGCATCAACATTGCAATTGCTTGGCCAGCCGGGATATTTCCTCATGCCGTGTTCTCTTACGAAAGCCCGGGAGAAGCTGAGTTCTTTATGTACGAGTCGCCCACAACTAGCGGCGGTACGGCCATGACGATTTACCGTCGTAACCGAAACCTAGTCACAACAAGCTCTGGTGCGGCTGTACTAGACCCAACGGTTAGCAATACTGGAACCGAGATATATGCAGAGTTTGTCCCAGCTGGGAACAAAGGTGGCGGTCAGCTTGGCTTTACGTTTGAGTATGTGCTCAAGCCTTTGACGACTTACTTGTTCAGATTTACTAACGTCAACTCTCAGGCTCATCCAGCCAATATGCGAATTGAGTGGTACGAATAATGGTACAGAAAAAATATCAAAATCCAGAAGGCGGTCTTAACGAGGCCGGAAGAAAACACTTTGAGCGCAAAGAAGGCGGCAACCTACAATCACCCGTAAAGTCTGGCACAAACCCAAGGCGGGTTAGCTTTGCCGCAAGATTTGGCGGTATGGCTGGGCCACTTACGGATAGCAAGGGTAGACCGACTAGGCTCAAGCTAGCCCTAAAAGCATGGGGCTTTGGAAGCAAAGAAGCTGCACGCAATTTTGCGATGCGTCACAAAAAGGATTGAACATGGCACGACTAAAGGCTGAGGAAGTATTAAAACGACACGACGTTGCGCTTCGTAAGAAGGATGACTTTAGAAGTCTTTATGAAGATGCCTATGAGTTTGCCCTGCCACAGCGTAACCTGTACGACGGATACTGGGAAGGCAAGGTAGGCGGCGCTAAAAAGATGGGCCGTGTGTTTGATTCCACGGCTATCAGCTCGACCCAGCGTTTTGCCAACCGCCTTCAGTCTGGCATTTTCCCGCCGCAGCGTAAGTGGTGCAAGCTAGAGCCGGGGCCGGACATTCCTGACGAGCGCCGTGCAGAAGCCCAGTCTGCGCTGGATGTCTACAACGAGAAGATGTTTGCCGTACTCAAGCAATCCAACTTCGACATTGCTATTGGCGAGTTCCTGCTAGATCTATCTGTTGGCACAGCCGTTATGATGGTTCAGCCGGGAGATGACGTAGCCCCGGTAAACTTTGTTCCCGTTCCGCAATACCTTGTAGCTTTTGAGGAAGGCGCCAATGGTCAGGTAGACAATGTGTACCGGCGCATGAGAATTAAGGCCGAGTCCATTGTGAACCAATGGAAAGATGCGGTCATACCAGAGAACAGCCAGCTTGCACGCTTGGTTCAGGATAAGCCTACTGAAGAAGTTGAGTTTATTGAGGCAACGATTATCGACGTTAAGCGTGGCGACTTTGGGTATTATGTTATCCACAAGGAGTCCAAGCAGGAGATTGTCTATCGTAAGATTAAGACTAGCCCTTGGATTGTGGCCAGATACATGAAGGTGGCCGGTGAGATATATGGACGTGGCCCGTTACTAACTGCCCTGCCAGACATCAAGACGCTCAACAAAACCAAAGAGCTGCTTCTTAAAAACGCATCTCTAGCCATTGCCGGTGTCTATACCGCAGCCGATGACGGCGTTCTCAACCCCAATACCATTCGTATTGTTCCGGGTGCGATTATCCCGGTTGCACGTAACGGTGGGCCGCAGGGTGAGTCATTAAAAGCTCTGCCACGGTCGGGAGACTTCAACGTAAGCCAGCTCGTTATCAACGACTTGGTACAGAACATCAAGCGAATCCTGCTAGACGAGTCTTTGCCGCCAGATAACATGAGCGCACGGTCGGCCACCGAGATTGTGGAGCGCATGAAGGAATTGGCCCAGAACCTAGGCTCCGCCTTTGGACGCCTGATTAACGAGACAATGGTTCCCGTAGTATCCAAAATCTTACAGGTTATGGATGAGCGTGGAATCATTGACCTGCCGTTACGGGTCAACGGGCTTGAAGTCCGTGTCGCAGCAGTATCGCCGTTGGCTATGGCTCAGAATATGGAAGAAGTAGACTCTGCTCTCAAGTTCTTCCAGATTGCAAGCCAAGCTGGGCCAGAAGGCCAAGTCGCAGTCAAGGTGGGGGAGATGCTCGACCTTGTTGCCGACAAGCTGGGAGTGCCAGCCGTTATGCGTGCATCACCAGCAGAGCGTGCCGACAAGATGGAGCAAGCAATGGCTATGGCTCAGCAAGTAGCCCAAGCCCAAGCGCAAGCCGAAATACCAGAATAAAGGGGTAATCATTGAGTTGGGAAGAACTTGAGGCAATACCGACCGACATAAGAGATGTCGCTCAGAAATCTGAAGACTTGGACAAGCTGTGCCTACGAGTCTTTGGCTCCGAAGATGGCCAAGAACTGATGGCGTGGCTTAGGCTCACGCTACTAGAGCAACCCGTCGCCGTGCCGGGAAGCGACCCGTCCTATGGGTTCTACCGAGAGGGACAGAACAGCGTAGTAAGGGACATTGAAGCACGGATTAAAAGAGCGAGGAAACTTTGATGGAAACCCAAGAAACCCAACCCAGCGGCGGGGGAACCCAAGAAGCTGGCCTATTGGATTCGGCGGTAGTAACCGATAACCAAGAAAGCCAGAGCCAAGATACAACTAAGACTACCATTCAGCACCTAGAGCCCAAGGAAGACGACGGGCCGCTAGAGCGTCCGGACTGGTGGCCAGAGAACTTCTGGAAAAAAGACGACTCGGCGCCAGACCTAGAGGGGATTGCTAAGTCATGGATGGACTTACGCAAGCAAATTAGCCAAGGCAAGCACAAGGCTCCTGAAGACGGCAAGTACGATATGACCGCTTTCGCCCAGACTCCAGACGATGACCCTGTTCGTGGTCACGTGTCTAACTGGGCTAAAGAGTTTGGGGTTAGCCAAGCTGCCCTAGATGCTTTAGTTGGCCCCATTGTTGCAATGCAAGGTGAGCAGCAAGAGCAAGTCACCATGAGCATTGAGCAAGAGCGCAAGGCTTTAGGCCCGAACGCCGATGCAATCATCAAGGGCATGGGCGAGTGGGGAGCAAGCCTAGTCCGCAAGGGGGTTCTAAGCAAGGACGACTTTGAGGAATTTAAGTACATGGGCGGTACGGCCAATGGCATCCGTGTGCTGTCCAAGTTGCGGGAAGCATTTGAAGGTACTAGAATACCTACACAATCAATCCCATCCGAGGGTGCTCCAAGCAAGGATGAGCTCTATCAGATGGTGGCTGACCCGAAATACAAGACAGACGTTGCTTATCGCCAAAAGGTAGAACGGATGTTTTCGCAGGCTTTCTCTGAGTAACCCCCTCTCCAACCTTCAAGCGGAGACTTGCCCCCGGCTCAAAAGGCTGGGGGTTTTTTTTTGCATAAACCTATTGCATTGCCAAAATTAGTGTTGTAAAAATGCACCATAGGCCAATCCTTTGCGACCCTATCCGCTGTGGATACAGACGACCGGCTCCCGTAAGGGGCAAGCATACGGCCCAAATCACCGGCTAACCGAAGCGACGAAAACTTTTTTTAACTTTCAAGGAGATACAAATGTCCGTTTCATTATCGAACGCCTTTGTAACGCTCTTTGATGCTGAAGTTAAACAGGCTTATCAGGGCGTAGCCCAATTGGTAGGTGCGGTTCGTCAGCGTCGGGGTGTTGAAGGCTCTACTGTTAAGTTTCCCAAAGTCGGTAAGGGTGTGGCTACATCACGTATTCCCCAGTCCGATGTTACCCCTTTGAACGTATCGTTCTCAAACGTAACCTGCACGCTCCAAGACTGGAACGCCGCAGAGTACAGCGACATTTTCTCGCAGCAAAAAGTCAACTTCGACGAGCGTAATGAGCTTGTTCAGGTTGTTGCCAACGCTATTGGCCGTCGTCAAGACCAGCTTATTCTGGACGCACTTTCAGGTTCGAGCACAAGCCTTGTCGTGACCGAAGACGAAGGTGGTACAGATACCGGCCTGAACGTAGCCAAGCTGCGTGCTGCTAAGAAACTGTTGGACAAAAACAACGTTCCAATGGACAACCGCCACATCATCATCCACGCAAACAGCTTGGCAAGCATTTTGTCTGAGACTGCCGTAACTTCGGCTGATTTCAACACCGTGCGTGCTTTGGTTTCTGGTGAGCTCAACACGTTCTTAGGCTTTACCTTCCACACCATTGGTGATCGTTCGGAAGGCGGTCTGCCCGTTGCTTCGTCCGAGCGCAAACTGTGGGCTTTCCACCGTGACGCTATCGGCTACGGCGAAGGCATTGCACCACGCACCGAAATCAATTACATTCCTGAGAAGACTAGCTGGCTGGTAAACGCAGTATTCTCGGCAGGTGCAATTGCTATTGATGCCGAAGGTATTGTCGAAGTCCAAACAACTGATTCAGTCTAAGGAGAACGACAATGGCATATAACAAAGACGGTTTGAACTTAGTAAGCGGTTCCAAGGCTGGCAACTCGCCGCAGGTTTGGACGTATCAATCTGCTGATGCAATTGGCGATATTGACGGCGCAGGGTATTTTGACTCTGCCGCATCAATCCTGAAAGTTGGCGACCTTATGTATGTCTACTCTGGCGTGGGCGGCTCTACCGCTTTCGGCTTTGTAGTGGTCAATGCTAACAGCGGAACGGTTGTTGACGTTACCAACGTAACTGCTATCGGCACTATCGACAGCGACTAATTGCCTGTCGAGTACGCAGTAAAGCATAGGGGTTGTGCCATTATATGTGGCGCAGCCCCTTCTCTTTTTGAAGACCTAGAAGCCGCACGCAAGCTGCGGCCAGAGGCTACCATCCTAGGCGTTAAGTATGCGGCTGCAATCGTGCCAGAGATTGAGCATATATGGACTCAGCACGGTGAGATGACCCTGAAAATTAGGGCGTCTGTGGATAGGCCAATCAAGATACACGCCAGACCCAAAATCTTACAAACAGCCAAGGGAACGGTATGGCACATTCCTTACGCTAGAGAAGCGTTTGACGCCATCGATTACGTGTGGCCCGGGCTATCCTTTGCCGTGGGCTCTAGTGGCGTGGCTGGGGCTATGTGGGCTAGGCACGGCATGGGGTTTGAGGAAGTCATAATGGCTGGCATAACCCTGTCTGGCGACGACCAGAAATACGCCCAAGGGTATCCAAACGGATACAGCCAGCACGCAGGCTACGCTAGGGCAGACCAGATAGATAACTGGTTTCGGGTGCTCAAGCGACATCAAGAGGAAGGGCTAACTATGGGAATCTACTCAATGTCCGGAAGAACCAAGGATTTGCTAGGAGCCCCAGAATGATTACGGTTGCTTGCGTTCTAAAGTCTGGCGGCAGATACAAGCCGGATGACGTGGCAAAGCTGAGTCGGAATGTAGCTCAAAAAATAAGCCTGCCCCATAACTTTGTATGCCTTTCTGACATTCCAGTACCGTGCGAGCGTATTGCTTTGCAACATGACTGGTCTGGGTGGTGGTCAAAGATTGAGCTATTTAGACCGGGAGTGCTACCGCCCAATACCATCTACCTTGACCTTGATACCGTTGTACTGGATGATTTTTTGGACATTGCCGAGTGCGGGTACGATTTTGCGATGATGCAAAACCTCAATCGTCCACACATGGTTTCGTCAGCCCTTATGTGGTTCTATCACAAAGCTCCCGTTGAAGTCTATAAAAGATTTGTGGTAAACCCAGATTATTGGGTAAAATATCACCAAGATAACAAGGACGGCCCATATTTGGGCGATCAGGCGTTTATCTGGGATGCGTTAGATAGAAACGTGCCGGTATTAGAAACCAAGAAATACGGAGTCTATTCATACCGCCTACACGTAAAAGACCGAGGCAAACCGCCTGACGGGTGTAGGATTGTTGCTTTTGGTGGGCAATATAAACCAAACAACGTTGACGCCGAGTGGCTACGTGCCATTCGAGGATAGGATAGATTATGGCTGCCGGTGATTCTGCTCTCTCAATATGTTCTGACGCCTTGCAAATGTTAGGCGCCAAGCCAATCTCGTCCTTTACAGAAGGAACGGATGAGGCAAACGTTGCCGACTCCCTGTACCAAGATATCAAAAAGCAAGCCCTTTTGGTCTATCCTTGGTCGTTTGTGTATAAAAAGATTGCATTAGCCAGACTGCTAGTAGGGCCAACGACTGAGTACACCTACGCCTATCAGTTACCCGGCGACCGTATTGGCCCACCACGTTCTGTAACCGTTAGCGCAACACCCGGGTCGGGAACCATCCGTAACTACCGGATATTTGGCGACCAACTTCTAACTAACGAAACCAGCATTTACATAGACTATCCTTATGACGTACAAGAGTACGAGATGCCGGTGTATTTTGTCCAGCTTATGAAGTACATGATGGCTTGGCACTTGGCCATACCCATTACAGACCAGATTGACAAAGCTACCTATTGGCAAGGTATTGCAATTGGCGCAGCATCGGAAAACAACCGTGGCGGGTATATGCGTACCGCTACCAGCATTGATGGCCAAGGTCAGCCAATTTCTGTCATTGAAGATTACAGCCTCATCGACGTGAGAAACTGATGGCACGGTTTCTAAGCGTTCAAACCAACTTCTCGACCGGCGAGCTTGACCCGCTGCTTCGAGCTCGGATTGACTTAGAAGCCTACAACAATGCCGTTGAAAAAGCTACGAACGTAGTAATCCAGCCACAAGGCGGTATGCGTCGTCGCCCCGGCCTAAAGCACATTCTTGCTTTGCCAAACTCGGGATCAGAATCTACTGCCAACGGCGTACGCTTAGTACCGTTTGAGTTCAGCACTAGCGATTCGTATATGCTTTGCTTTACTCATAACCGTATGCACGTATTCCGTAACGGAGCTCAGGTACTTGACATAAATGGTGGGTCATTAGACTACTTAGATACTAGCAGCGCAGGATTGACGGGCGCACGTTTAGCAACAATTAACTGGACGCAATCTGCCGACACGCTGATTGTGGTTCACCCAGACATAAACCCAGTCAAGATTGTCCGTGGGGCAACAAACGCCGACTGGACTGCAAGCACCATAACCTTTGACGCAATACCGAAGTTTGCGTTTACTCCAAGCGTAACCAATCCATCTGGCACGCTTACGCCGTCTGCCGTATCCGGCAAGGTAACTCTTACCGCCTCGACCGGCACGCCGTTTAGCGCCGCTTCTGTTGGCCAGTACATCAATGCCACGCCACAGGGCAGGGCAAAGATTGTGCAGTACACAAGCGCAACCGTGGTTCAAGCTATCACCGAGTTTCCGTTCTTTAGCACGTCTGCTATTGCAAACGGAAGCTGGGAATACGAATCTGGCTATGAGGCGGTATGGTCATCTGGGAAAGGATGGCCACGCTCGGTTATCTTCCACGAGGGTAGACTATTCTTTGGCGGCTCCAAAACCAGACCATCAACCGTATGGGGCTCTAAGGTAGGATTGTTCTTTGACTTTGAGGCTACCGAAGGATTAGACGACGATGCTGTTGAGGCAACGCTAGACACCAATACCTTTAACGCCATTGTGGATATGCAGTCTGGACGAGACTTGCAAGTGTTCACTACCGGCGGTGAGTTCTACGTTCCTCAGCTTGGCCTAGACCCAATTACGCCAACAAACTTCTTTGTTAAAGCATCGACCAAGAATGGCGCCAAGGATGGGATCAGAACCCAACAGCTAGAATCCGGGACGCTATTCATCCAGCGCCAAGGCAAGTCTCTTAATGAGTTCTTGTTTACGGATGCTCAGGCTACCTACATTACCAGCAAAATCTCGCTACTGGCTGGGCATCTACTAAAGACGCCTACCAAGATGGCGTTACGCAGGTCAGTCGCTACTGACGAAAATGACTTGCTATTGATTGTCAACGGTCTGGATGGCTCGATTGCGGCCTTCTCTTTGCTGCGTGCTCAGAACGTGATTGCCCCGTCTGAGTTCACTACCGACGGAGAATTCTTGGACGTTGGCGTTGACCTAAGCACAATCTACACCGTGGTCAAACGTACGGTCAGCTCATCTAGTGTTTATTACGTGGAAATCTTTGATGACAGCTTTCAAACCGATTCTGCTGTATCTGGTGGCGCTGCCGCTTCTGCTAGCCTACCCCATCTGGTTGGCAAAACAGTTGACATAATCTTGGATGGTGCGGTGCAAGCACAGCAAACCGTACCCGGTGGTGGAACCGTGACATTTAGCCGGTCATCTACAACATCATATCAGGTTGGTCTTGATTACAACGTGTTAATAAGAACCATGCCTTTAGAGCTCAAACTGCAATCTGGATCAAGAATTGGATTCCGCAAGCGCATCCTTGAAGTCAACCTTTTGGTTAAAGACACCCAGAGCATGACGATAAATGGGATTGAAGTTCCATTCAAGGTTCTTGGTGCAGGCATATTGGATGAGGCAATACCGCTGTTTACTGGCACGAAGACAGTAAGCGGAATACTTGGGTACAGCCAAAACGGGCAGATTACCATTGCCCAGACTGACCCGTTAAAGATGATTTTGCTTGGCATGGAATACAAAGTTTCGGTATATCCGGGGACATGATATGGAATATGTAGCGATAGCAGCAACCGTAGTAAGCGCCGTTGGTTCAATCCAAGGCGGCAAAGCGCAAAAGCAAATGTATAACTTGCAGGCTTTGCAAACCACGGCTCAGTCTGAGCGCAAGGCATTGCAATACGAATTGCAATCTAACGAGATATTGCGGCGCAAAAGAGAGGCTAATGCGGCCATAGCTGCACGTTCGTTTGCCGGTGGTGTAGATGCGTTCAGCGGATCGCCAGACCTGTTGCGTGCTGTTAATGATACGGTCGCTGGGCGTGAGTTTATGTTTGCCTTGGATAACGCAAACCTTGCAATGTCCTTCGGCGACATTGAAGCCAATATGCTTCGTGCAGCAGGCAAGCAAGCAGAGAAGGCTGGATACTTTGATGCGGTTGCAAAACTTGGAATGGCAGCGGCGTCTGCGGCCAAGATGCCTACGCCTGCCAAAGCTGATTACAGCATTACTGCTGGAGCATCACAGGCGACAATCGGAAGGCAAGGATTTAATGCTAGCTCTCTTGGACAAGAATTCACCGGCGCAGGTGGAACGTCAATAAGGTTAAGATAATGGCAGAACTTCCACGCTACCAACGAGCTGGCAATATGCCAGCCGACATACCGCAGTTAAGTTTTGCTAACGTCAAAGAAGCGGCTAGGCTGTCTTCTAATATAGGCGGTGCGCTAGATAAAGTATCTGCCTTTGCGTTAGGTGCGGTCAAAGAGCGCATCGATGAGGAAAACAAGATTGTCGGTATTCAGATGCGTGGTGAGCTTGAGCTATTGGCCAACGAAAAGATGGCTGAGTTTAAGCAAAAGTTACAAACCGGCGGGTATCAAAGCCATGAGGATATGCGGCAAGACGTACTATCCCTGCAAGGCTTGTGGAAGGGTTTGGCTAAGGTAGACCCAAATCAGGCAAGCGGTCTAGCCAACTCAATCAATCAGCAGTCACGCACGCTGGTTGACCTGAGCGCAGAAACGTTTACCAAGGCTTACTTGGCTGACGCAGAAAACCAAATGAACTCCGTGGCCGGTGGGCTACAAACCCAAGTCTCAGACATCCTAAGAACTGCGGTTGATTTTGATGACGCAAAC